TCAGTTTCTGATTTTAAAGAAGGGAGACTCGAGGTCTACCGGGACCGCTCTCGATTGGAAGATTATTCCTCTCGTCGCGGCGCTGGTTGGTCTGGAAGTCGCCCTATCGGCACCGTTTATAGTGCCGGTCGTATCAGTCGCTGTGTCGATCAAACTCATCCTACATTCTATGCCATGCTGCGTTATAAAGATAGAGCCAGAAATGACTCTAAGACGCAACAGAAGCTAAGAGGTTTGGATGTGGGGGGCCCTCTAGCAATAGAGCGCTCCTCCTTGACGATGCCGACTTGTGTTGATGTGACGGTGCCCTTTTTCTCCACCTTTCGTGGTCAATTTGGGCCGTATTTTCCGTCTACTATGTACAAGTTGGCTATGCAGGATTTAACTGCAGGTAGCCCTCCGGCTATATCGTCGAGTCTTGGAATCAGCCGTGCGGATCTGAGGGCCCTAGGGTCCACAGCTATCGCTAAGTCGATTCCCGACATTCCCAAGTTTTCTCTGTTTCGATTTGTTGGTGAGCTTCGGGAGGGCCTTCCTAAGGTCCCTCTCAATGCTCTGTTGAAACAGAAGAAGCTACGCAATACCGGGGGTGAGTATCTGAACGTTCAGTTCGGAATCATGCCCCTTGTATCGGACCTACAGAAGCTCTTTGAGCTCCTGCAGAATCCGGCATTGCGTTCGGCTGTGAAGCATCAGCTTCACGAAGAGCACCGTGTGCGTAAAGTCCTGGACAAGGGTAGTATTCATACATCGCGGGCCTTGGCCTCAAATGAGAAAAATACCGTGTTCGGACTTACAGGGAACGCCGGAACCTTAGAAACCTTTACGGAATTTAGGATCTGGTCAAGTATTTCCTTTGTCTACTTCCAAGTGTCGCGTCTCGACCAGCTTTTGGCTGATTTTGATGATATGCTTGGAGGGCTGGGGGTTGTACCCACAGCAATTGACTTTTGGAATTTAGTTCCCTGGAGTTGGCTCGTTGATTGGTTTGTTAACTTCAATCACGTTATCACCAATCTCTCGTTTTTAGGGAGAGACGGGCTGTACATGCAGCGTGGATATCTGATGGCGACTTACTCTTACAAAGAGATTCACCACCAGACCGGATCCATTTATGGATCCCCATTTTCGACTACCGGCGTCATAAAATCTGAACGCAAGTATAGAATAGCTGCAAGTCCTTTTGGTTTTGGATATACATGGAAGGATTTTGATCCCTTCCAGCTATCCATCCTAGGGGCGCTCGGCATTAGCCGTATGCGTTTCTAGCAGTCACGTAGAGCTCAAAAAGCCGATACGTGCCGCCTTAATTCCCTTTGGCAAGGACTAGCCAACACATGGTTACGGTGTGTTACAAACAGAAAGAGTTTCATGTTCTCCGACCCACAATCAGTTACAATTGCAACTGTTGCAAAATCTCTCCCTCGCGTTAGCTCGGGAGACTTCTCTGGCCAGTTTAGGGCGTCAGATGGCGCCTATACCTTGTCAGTGAAGCATACCTCCGGCAAACGGGAACGTTCCGTCGTTCGTTTGGACACGCGCAAAATCGGCGCAAATCCGCTCGATCCGACTAAGAACCTTCCTTATACCGCCAGTGTGTATGTGGTTTTGGATTCACCTCCCCAGACGGCGGGATTCACGAGTGCAGAACTCGAGGACCTCATCGAAGGTTTGGTGGATTACCTTACGGATCCTACCATCGTTAAATTCGTTGGAAAGGAATCGTAAAGTCTTATGTGGGGCCCCCGCTTTCTCGCGGTGGTCATTGTCCTGATTTACTTCCTCGTTATCTTTGTGCTTTTGGGTTTTCTTACCCAGCACTTGTAAACGAGGTTGTTCCTTAGGACGTCGGAGGACTAGAGGACTCGCCTAGCTATCACCTTTACGAAAGTAGGAGATGAAAAGCCTGACGAAACTCTGGTCTGCCTTGGCGCTTGATTGCGCCGAACAGTGTGACACGAGCTGCGACCGAGACATAATCACTATGCTCGATCGCGTCGAACACGAGGGTGATTCGTTTTTGACGATTACCCTCCCTGCATATGCTTCTGACTTTGAAAGAAGTCTCGAGTTGGGCAGGATTGGCCCTGGTCTCTTCATTAGTTTCAAGAAGAGATCTGGTCTCCCCGCATTTTTGCGGGGTTTCCTTGGCCTGGTGTTCGATAGTAGTACCGGTATGCTCCGCGAGCATCCCAGCCACTCTGCAATACGCGCAGTCCGACAGCTAACTCTCGTCTTTAAGAAGATCGAGCGTGACACTACGGAGGCGCGCAAGCGAGCAGCTGAGGTCGCTTACATAACGTGTGAGACTGATTTGGAAGCTATTGAAGAGTCGCTCAGTGACGAACAACGTCACGACTTCTCGACTAGCTTCGCCTGGCTTTACTCTGATGTGCTGAACGACCTTACAAAGGCTGTAGCACGTCTGGAAGTAAAACCCAAGCACGGCCCCGGCTCTACCCAGGATAAGCTTCTGGGGAACCGAAAGTTCGACTTGCCCACTTGGACGAGCCGACTTGAGTACCTCTTTCCGTATGCGCGCTATTGCTCGCACACGTGGAGAGCTAACTCGGACTACAATCACAGTCTCCTCCCATCGGATCTCGAACCACCCGTTAAAGTGGTTTTTGTTCCGAAGACTCAGAAAACACCCCGCGTCATCGCTATGGAACCTACGCACATGCAGTTCGTGCAACAGGCCATTATGATGACGCTCGTACCGTTGCTTGAAAGGTCCCGTGTAGGGGCTTCTCAAGGTTTCACCGACCAAGCTCCGAATCGCGCGAAAGCGCGTGAAGGTTCAGTTCGTGGTAACCTTGCAACGATCGATCTTTCTGAGGCGAGTGACCGAGTGCTTGCATGCCTTATTGAAGGCGCGCTTGCACCCTGGCCGATAGCCCAAGAGGCTATTTTGGCTAGTCGGTCACTTCGCAGCGAACTGCCGTCAGGGAGAGTGATCTCTCTGCGTAAGTTCGCCTCTATGGGGTCTGCCTTGTGCTTTCCGATCGAGGTCATGGCTTTTTCAGCCATCATCTTTACCGCTTTGCGCAAGGCCGGCGGACATCCTGCTGCGTATGTACTACATATGTTCGCATCAGGAGAGGTACGCGTCTATGGGGATGATATCA